ATCCGCACGCCCCGGTCGTTGATGCGCTGGTCAAGCTCCCACAGTTCGCGCTCGGCGGGGGTGAAGTTGACCGTGGGGATGCGCTTCCTGACCTCGCGCATGGCCTCGACGTCGCTGGCGGCGTAGGCCTTGAAGCGCTCCCACTCGGCGGGGTGCGTCTCGCGGGTAGCGCGGCGCAACTTGCGGTTCATGGGTAGCGGCTTGCAGAACAGTTGGATGAGCCGTTTGCCGTCCTTGTCCTTGGCCTTGTCGGCGGGCAGGCCCAGCACCTCGCAGAGCATGCCGAGGCTACCCGGCAGGCTGTGCGCCATGGCCTGCACCATGGTGTCGTGGATGTGGTCGGTGGAGATGTCGATGCCCCAGACGTGCCGGATCACCGTGCGGTCGAAGTGGGAGTTGTGGATCACCACCTCGGCGTAGGTCAACCCCTCAAGAACATCGTCGGACAGTTGCTCGCCAGCGGTGAAGTCCGTGACCTGCACCGGGGCATCGTCCCATGCCCATGCGCATAGCAGGATCGCTGCATCTGCGGCATAGGCATGGGTGCCATGGGTTATGGACGTCTCGGAGTACGTCTCCAGATCGAGATAAAGCGTTCGCATGTGTGTATGTGCTGCGAAACAATTCTACACAGGTTCGGCGTCTTTTGCCCCCACCAGACGATGGAAGGCCTCGCATATCTGGAACGCCCCAAAGGCGGTTTGCTCGCCCTGCATGACCCGTCCCACCAAGTCGGGGTTCTTCTTAGCGTAGCCTTCGCCGAATACCTCGTCGATGGCCTCGACTATGGCCCACAGTTGTTCTTTCATCGCGCTCATGTGTGTATCTCCGGTGTGTGTAAAAAAAGGGTACTCGTTGCCTGCGTATAGACCCGCAATGGTGGCAACTTTCCCCCGAAAATCAGACCAAGTCTTCAATGGTCAAAAACAGCAAGCTCTTCCATTGAGTGACCGATGGCATGTGGTTGTGGGCCTTGGTAGGCTCAACCTTACCCATCGGGTGAATCCAACCCAAAAACTTTAGGGCTCTAACCCCCGACACCCACACGTTGGGGTGCAGGGTCTTGGGCCGGTATACCCCGCTCTTTGCGCAGAATTCCCGGAACTCGTCCCCAAGCACGATAGGCTTGTGCATCAACAATTTCTCCGCGCAGGCCAAGTACTGTTCAACGAATTCCGGTTCTGCCTCTATGGCTTTCGCCCAGCACTGGTTTGCCAGCGCTAAAGCGTTATCCATGCGGGAATCCATGGTCAGACCAAGTCGTCGATGCCCAGATCGTCAAAACCGACGTCGGATGGCACGCTGGCCGAGAACGGCTCGCCGTCCCGGGAAAACTGGATCACCGAGAAGCTGGCACGCACGCCGGTATTCTCGCCCGTCTGGCAGTAAATCTCGACCTTGGCGTTTACGTAGCAGCCACCATAGGGCCTGCTGTCGTCGCTGGTCAGCGGGCTCTTGTCCCGGTCGATGATCAGCGGGCGGGTCAGCTTGGTCGAGCGGTGGGTTGCCAGCACCATCTTGCCTTGGTACTCCTCGTTGGCCTTGGTGCTGCCGTCGTTGTAGCAGTACTTGTTGGACTGCCCCGCCACGGTCTTGAGGATGGCGGGAGCCTTGGCACCCCACACCGCCTTGGCCTCGGACTCGATGGCCGCCTTGATGTGGTTGTCGTTGTCGCTACCCGGCTCGATGATGAATGCTGCGCTCCAACGGGGCTTGCCGTCGCCGGCCTTGAACTCCTTGGCTTGGAACAGGGTGGGGTACGACAGGCGCACGTCTTTGATGATGATTTCCATAATGGTCTTTCAGAAGGTTAAAGGGCTGTCACGTCGTCAAACTCAGAGGCATCCACTGACGTGACCAGTGCGGGACGCTTGTCGGACTCCGGTGCCACGGATGGCTGACCGGCGCTTTGGGTGATCAGGGCCTGAATCTTGGTCCACTGGCGTGGTCCAATCTCGTCCGCCTTGACCAACTTCTCGATGCTGGTGGGGCTTGCCAGCTTGTAGTCGTACATCTGGTCGTGCTTGATGCGCATCGCCTTGAGCGTGGCCTCGGCTACCTCGGGCTTCTCCCACATCCGGTTGCCGCGCTTGCCCTGCACCAGCTTGTAGCCCCTGACGGGCGTGCCAGCCAGCAGCCTGCGCTCGACCTCGGCCCGGATGGCCTTGACCCAGTTCTCGATCATGTCCGCGTTCGCCATCACCCGGGCAAGGTCGTCCTCTTCCGCCGTCTCCGGCACGACCGCGTCGAAGTCGGCCAGCACGTCCTCGCGCAGGGCGGGGCAGGTGGCCTTGGCACGGCACCACTGGCAGCCCTTGGGTGACGGCACCAGCTTCTCCGGCGCGAAGCCGACCGCCTCCGACGCCGCTACCACGTTGCCGACAAAGTCGTGTAACTCGTCCACCGTGCAGGTGTACTCCGGCTTCGCGCCCAGCCGGGGCTGGCTGATCACCACCCGGATGCGCTCAAAGTCGTAGGCCACCTTCAACTCGTCATAGGCCGCCGCCGCGTAGATCAGCAACTGGGGGTTGCGCTCGGCGTCCACCTCCTTGAACCCGAACTTGGCGTCCACGATGATCAACTCGTCGGGTGTCACGATGACGGCGTCCGCCGTGCCGTGCGCGTCCTTCTCACCGGTCATCCACCCGATGGGCAGCCGCTGCTCGATCCGCAGTTCGCCGCCGGTCGCCTTGACGATGTCCCGAACATGGTCCACATAGAACTGGACGTCCGGGGCCTGCTTGGCGTCCAGCGTCAGGCCCGTCTCGGCGTCCTTGGTGCCGATGTACTGGATCGCGTCGGTGCCCGTCTCAAGGCACTTGGCCGCGATGGCGTGCATCATCGTGCCCTCGTCGGCGTTCTTGGACGAGGTGTCCTCGATGCCCTCGGACAGCGCCACGCTGCCCGGGCAGGTCATCCACCGCACCGCGCTGCTGGGCGACAGCTTGGCGTGTCCGCTCATTGCTTTAGCTCCGCGTCGATGATGTCGGGTTGAGCCGGCACGGGGTTGGCCGCGCTCAGTTCGCGCACAAAGTCCAGCACCCGAGCCGCCAGCACGGTGGCCGGGGAAGGCTCCGGTCCCTCGGTGACCCAGTTCACGTCCACGACGCCCTCGATGGCGGTGGAGTCGATCAGTTTGATGGTGACGGTGGTCATTCTTGTCTCTCCTTTAACATGGCTTCTGCCACCATGTAAGCGTCAAACGCCAACGACGCAGCATCAACATCTGGCCCAGAATTTAAGGCGCAAAGACCCTGAAGTGCAGCAGCGGCAAAGTAGTCGCGCAAGCTCATACCGCTATTGCCATCAGGATGTGCTGGAAATGCGTGCGGGTTCATGCCGCCAACTCCTTCAGGAAGGCCGCGTAGTCGGCGGGCTTGAGTTGCGGGCCCTTGGTCGCGCCAAACTTTGCCAGCACCTCAATTACCTTGGCCCGGTCGACCTTGAACAGGTCCGTGATGGCCTTCGCCACCTGCGCGTACTCAATCGTTGGCGTGGCTTCCGGCGTCCCAGAACCAGAAATCGGGGTCACGGCTGCAGGCGGGGTATCTGCAGGTGCGGCTTGGGGCTTTGGGGGTGCCACCTCGGCTGGTGCCGACGTATGGGTCACCACGATGCCCTTAGCGGCGTACTTGGCGTCAATGTCCGCGAGGGTGGGGTAAGGATGCGCCATTGCGGCGGTGAGGGCGTTGACCGCTGCGGTCAGCTCCCCAATCTTGTCTTCCAGACTCATGTGTGTATCTCCGATAAAACGACAACGGGATTGTTGTCGCTGGGCCTGATCATACCCATTTTTTGGGCAATGTGAATATTTTTACGAAAAATATGTTGTGGAGTACAAAAAGCTGTTGTATGATCCATCCCAGCAGCAACGTCGCTGCTGACAACTTGGGATACACACATGATCGATATCAAGAAACTATGGCGGCAACCTTCGCCGGCAGAGATGGCAGCAGCCGAGCTGGCTGAAGCCGAACTGAACCGCCTGCGGGCCCACACCGCTGTGGAGTACGCCACCTCGGTGGTGGCCTACGAGGACGCACGCATCAAGCGCCTGCGCAAGTTTTTGGCTGAACAGGAGAAACAAGCATGAAAAAAGATAACCCAGACCTGACGGAACAGACCGTCTACGTCCTCAACGGCATCACGTTTTTGCCGCACTACACCCTGCCCTGCTATGTGGCGCCGGGGTTTACTAGGCTGACACCAACAAAAATGTGGTCTGTGTGGGAACTGCTGGAGGCTGGCGCGGTGAAGGGTACCGCCTTCCTGTGGCCCAGAGGGTTGCTGGCACAAAACACGGAGAAACAAGCATGAACTGGAACCTCTTTGAACGGATGCGCAAGCTGGAGCTTGACAACCTGCACCTCAACGTGATGCTAAAAAGCGCACGGGTTGAAATCGACACTCTGAAGAAGATAACTAAGGAGCAGACGCAATGGTTGTCGGCCCTACAGTCGACAAAAGAAGGAGTAACTCCGGAGAAAAAGCGGATAACCCCGGAGAAAAGGCGGATAACCCCCGAGAAAAAGCGAGAGTACGCTCGTAGGTACTACGCCAAAAAGAAGGCTGACCGCGAAGCGGCAGCAAGGGTGGCAGCAGGGGTGGCCGCATGACTATCTGGCCCTTCCCCACCGAGCTACCCCCGAACCGGCCTGTACCGCCGATGCCGTTTAACCCTGCAAATCATGAGGAGAGCCCGCTATGAGTATCTTGGATGAGATTAAAGTCAACAGGACCCCGACACACATGGTGCATGCAGCCAGTCCGGCTTTGAGCAAGAGCACCAAGCAGTTGGTAGGCAAGTACGTTGAGCGAGAGAAGCTGCCCGGTGAAGTCAAGGCCCCGGAGAACGACCTGTGGCAGCGGGGGATTTACCGTACTGGTGACGGTGACTACACATCCCAAGTGCCAAGGGCCGGGAGCCTCGTGGCTTTCAGCTTGCCAAGCAGGGGGAATCGGACATGAAAGACGATGAGATTGAGAACCTGTTTGCCTACGGCTGGATTGACGCCAGCATTGCCATTGCCATTGCGCTGCTGGCAATAGTGGCGCTGTTTTTCTTTGCGAGGTATTTAACATGACAGGATTTAATTCAAAGCGTCAAATGGCGCAAGCCAAGCTAGACGATGACGATGAGCCACTGGGGCAGCCAGAGCAAAAGCCGGTGGCGTGGCTGCCGACTTCCGAATGGCGGGATCCGCCCCATGCCATGCTTTATTTCAACCCGACCGCCAGCCAGCGCCCGTGGGTAGGGCTGACGGATGAGGATTACAAAAGCCTGAGCGACGGGGGCAAGCTGGTGGCAATGTGGGCAGAAGCCAAACTAAAGGAGCGCAATACGTGAAGACCGAGCTCCTTGTGCGCAACACCCTGCGCTTGCATGCGGACGGCCTGACCCTCAATGAGATCGCCCACTTCGCTGGGGTGCCCTACCGGTACGCCCACCGGGCGGTGACCAAGATGCCCGACGTCTACATCGACCGCTGGAAACCGCCCCGGGGCGCCTGCCCGCATCAAGCAGTCTGGTGTGCGGTCCCCGTGCCCGATAATTGCCCACACCCAAAGGACCCGACATGAGTGACCTCTCCGGCATCGACCAAGCCATCCGCGCCATCGGCTCGCAGGCCAAGCTGGCCGTTGCGCTGGGCTGCACCCAGCAGAACATCTCGACGTGGCTGAGGCGGGGCTACGTGCCCCCGTCGAAGGCCATCGCCATCGAGCAGGCCACCGGCGTCAGCCGCGCCCTGCTGCTGGACCCCCGCATCGTCGAACTGCTCACGGCTGGCATCTGATACACTGACTCGGAACCCGGCTAGGTCATGCTGATCCCATGCCCGAACGCGCCTTACCCACGCCCGCCGTCGTTCCTTCTTTTCGGGTAGCACATGGGTAGACACATGACCAACTCAACGCCAGACCTGCCACCAATTGGCCGGGTATTCAACGGCGCCAACATCCCACCAGAGCTCAAGGCCATGCGCCGCTGGGCCGTCTGGAAGGCGATCTGGAACGACTCCCGGCAGAAGTACGACAAGATACCCTTTGATGCCCGACACTACGGCCTCAGCACCAAGAAGGTCGCCGATTGGGGCGACTACGAGTCAGCCGCCGCGACGCTGGCGCTCAACCCCACCCGGTACGCGGGCCTCGGCTTCGTGTTGACCGGCGTCAAGGACGTGGTGGGGATCGACCTTGACAACTGCCGCAAGGACGGCCACATAGCCCCGTGGGCACGCGAGATCATCCAGTCCATGGGCAGCTACACCGAGATCAGCCCCAGCGGCAACGGGCTGCGCATCCTAGCCCATGGCAGCTTCGACACAGACTGGAACAACCACGAGGTGGGCATCGAGGTCTACTCCGGCCACTCCCCCCGCTTCCTGACGATCACGGGCGACACCCAGCGCGTGCGGCCCATGGTGCAGGCCCAGCCGGCGGTGCTGCGGGACCTGTTCACCAGCCTGCGCAAGTCCAGCATCCCGGCGGCCAACGTCATCGCGCTCGAGATGCCCGAACTGGTCCCCGAGGTGCTGCTGCCCGACATCGAGGACCTCGACATCTCGCCCATGGCCCGCGAGTTCTTGTTGCACGGCCCAGAGGCCGCCAGCGACCGCTCGGGCACCCTGCACATGTGCGGGGTCCAGTTGTACAGTGCGGGGCTGGACGACGCCGCCGTGCTGTCAATCCTTGCCTGCAACGACCACGCCTTCGACGTGGCCCTCGCCCACCGCAACCAAGACCCCGACCGGGCGATGCAGTACCTGTGGGTAGAGCACTGCCAGAAGGCCCGCCCGAAGGCCGCCACCAAGGCCTCGCTGCTGTCTGGGTTTGATGACATCTCCCAGAGCCCCGAGCTGCTGCAGGCCGACGAGCAGGTCAGGGAGGCCGTGGCCGTGCGTGAGGAGCGATTTCGGCTCAAGGACACCAGTGAGTTTATCAAGAGGCAGAAGGCAAGCTGGATCGTCAAGGGGCTGATCCCCAACGCCTCCCTTGGCGTGATCTACGGCGCCTCCGGCTCGGGCAAGTCGTTCTTTGTGCTCGACCTGATGGCGGCGGTGGCCCGGGCGGTCGCGTGGCGCGATTTGAAGGTGAAGGGTGCCCGGGTGTGCTGGATCGCGGCGGAGGGGCAGGAGGACATGCGCAAGCGGGTGCAGGCCTACTGCATGCACCAAGGCATCCCCGCGACTGAACTGCCGATGGAGTTCATCGATCAGGCGCCCAATTTCTTGGAGGACGTGGACATCAAGGCGGTGATCAAGCAGATGCGGGCCAAGGGCAAGTTCGACGTGGTGGTGGTGGACACGCTGGCGCAGGTCATGGCCGGGGGCAACGAGAACAGCGGGGAGGACATGGGGCGGGTGCTGGCGTACTGCAGGGAGATCACCCGGCTGACGGGCGCCATGGTGATCCTGATCCACCACAGTGGCAAGGACGAGTCCCGGGGCGCCCGGGGCTGGTCAGGGCTGCGTGCGGCTGCCGACTTTGAGTTCGAGATCATCCGGGCGGACGAGGACCGGGTTGCCACCGTGACCAAGCTCAAGGGCGGGGCCGATGGCGATGAGTATGGCTTCCGGCTGCTGACGATCGTGGTGGGAAAAGACGACGACGAGGATGACGAGACGACCTGCGTCATCACCAGCACCGACAGCACCAGAGCCAGCGTGGCCTCTGTGGCGGGCCCCAAGGGCGCCAACAAGAAGTTGGTGCTGGAGACGGCCACCAACCTGACGGCAGTGACCGGCAGCGTGACCAAGAACGAGTTGGTCACCGTGGTGTGGCCGCTGTATCCCCGGGGCGACGAAAACGCACGTGACCAGCGCAAGGCAAACGTCAGTCGGGACATCCATCAGCTTATCGAGGGGGGCTTCCTGCTCCAAGACGCCACCGGATTGATCAGTGTACCAACCAAAGCCAAGAGGTGATTCCATGGAAAGCGTGACCGTAGACAGCAACGAAAAGGACGTGAATAGGCTCGGCGAGGTGCTGGACCTGATCGCCAAACTGACCTTAGAGGCCGATGAAATCAAGGACAAACTGAAGGCCCAAGCGGAGCTTTTGGGGGACGTTGTGGCCTTCACCGGGGGCGGGTACGTGGCAAAAGTAACGGTCTGGGAGGTCAAGAAAACAGACTGGAAGGGGGTAGTTGTTGACCTGAAGGTACCCCAAAAGACGGTGGACAGGTACGTGACGACCACGCGGAGGCAGGTCTGCTCTGTAAAAGTGAAGGCGTAAGAGAATGCGAACAGGTAAGAAAATGCTTGCTTCAACTGCTTCAAGTGTGCTTCAAGTGTGCTTCAGAAGATCGGCATTCTGCTTCAACTGCTTCAGCGCTTATATGTAAGCTGAAGCTTGAAGCACGGCTTTTTGAAGAAGTTGAAGGGATTGTCTGCAAAAAACAACACATAAAAATAAATTATATATTTTTTGCAGAAAGCAAATAAAACAAGAAAAGCGTTGTACACTACATCCATCGCAGCAAACACTGCGGTAGGTCCTAAACACAAACACACAGGAGTTTCAAAATGGCAAAAGCAAAGTTGGTGGTGGAGTTGAACGAAGGCAGCGTGGATCGTCTGGGCATGCTGCTCGCCCAGATCGCGGACCTGACGGCGGAAGCCGACGCGATCAAGACGGCGATCAAGCTGTCTGGTGCATCCGCAGAGGGCTCGTTCTTCAGGGCCACGCTGGTGGACATGGACCGCAAGGTCTTCGACAAGGAGTTCTTCATCGCCGACCAAGGCCCCAACGGCGCCGCGATCTACGATGCGTACACCAAGAACACTTCGTGCATCTCGGTGCGCGTTACCTCCCGCTAAACCCTCCGCCCCCTCGGGGGCATCTTTAGAAAGACCTCATCATGTTCCGTTACGCATCCTCCTCCAAGCAGTCCGAGTTCCGCTCGAGCTACCCCCTGTCCAACGCACAGATCGCCTTCCATGCCCCCAGCGTGATGGCCGCCGAGGCCCACGAGAGCCGTGGCGATCGCTACAGCTTCATCCCCACGATCCAAGTGATCGATGGCCTGCGTGCCGAGGGCTTCGAGCCCTACGAGATTCGGCAGACCAAGGTGCGCGACGCAGGCAAGCGTGAGCACACCAAGCACATGGTGCGCATGCGTCACCAGAGCCAGATCGTCACCGACACCGAGGTGCCCGAGATCATCCTGCTCAACAGCCACGACGGCAGCAGCAGCTACCAGATCATGTCCGGCGTGTTCCGCTTCGTGTGCAGCAACGGTTTGATCGCCGGGGACATGTTCAACAACGTCCGGGTGCGTCACACCGGCACGGTGGTGGACGACGTCATCGATGGCGCCACCCGGGTGCTCGAGGACGCCAAGCAGATCGGCAGCCGCATCGGCGACTACAAGTCGATCACGCTGTCCCGTGAGGAGCAGATGGCGTTCGCTACCTCCGCGCTGCAGGTCCGCTGGGGTGACAACGCCCCCGTGGTGCCCGGTAGCGTGCTGCGTGCGCACCGCTGGGAGGACCAGCAGGACGACCTGTGGACCGTGTACAACCGGGTGCAGGAGAACATGCTCAAGGGCGGCGTGTCGGGCCGTTCCAGCACCGGACGGCGCACCACAACCCGCGCGGTGGGCGGGGTCAACGAGAACGTCAAGCTCAACAAGGCCCTGTGGACGCTGGCGGACACCATGGCGGCTTTGAAGCTGGACAAGGCCACGGATGACTTTGCGGCCCGGTACGAGCACTCTTTCGCATAATCAACCCGGGGGCTTCGGCCCCCACAACCGGAGAACACGATGCTGATGGATACAAGCGACATTTTGTTGTTGGAGCAACGGGAGCGGGCCGCGTATATTGAGAACCGGCCCGAGGCTGCCCTGCTCGGGGCGCTGATCGACCTGCTGTACCAGCAACGCGATCAGGAAGAGCGGGACTACTGATGGGCGCCCCTACCCCTACCGTCGCCAAAAAACGGCTTAAAACGGCCTCTGCGGCCTCCACGGAGGCCGTCTCGGAGTACAGGATGCCCAAAGAGGTGGCGGACTGGATACGGCATGCCGAGTCCCGCATCGTGTACCTGAGTGGGCGCGTGGATGAACTCAAGGCTGAGAACATCAAGCTGCGCAAGGCGAACAAGGTCATGGAAGCCCGCGTCATGGGCCAATCACAGGAGTAAATCATGGAAGATCGACCAACCCAGCAAGACCTGCAAAACATACACGAGCAGGCCAGCATCATTGAGGACATCATTAAAAACTACGCGGATGGAGTAAAAGAAACATTTGGCACAAAAATAGCCGTAAATGTTTTCGTGAACGCGGGAGTATCCACAATCGCGCTCGGCCTGTCGTTGATAAAAAAAGATGACATTGAGCGATTGGCAGCCATGATACGGACGTTCATGGCAATCGGTGACGCAACGAAACGCGAGTTGTCGGAGAACGAAGCCCACGAAATACTTAAAAAGATCATGGAGAAAAAATAATGCAAAAAGAACTATCCCCACTGGCCCGGCAACTGCTGGGCACCAACAACCACGTGAAGTTCTTTACTCAGCAGGAGTTCGATGAGGCGTTGGCGCTGGCTAAGGCGGAGATGATGACGGTGGCGATCCAGACGACCAAGCACGCGATTGCCATCGAGAACGAGGCCTGCGCGTGCATGGCCGACAACTGCGTGGAGATCGAGAAGCTGGCCGACGCCATCCGGGACCGTTGGAAGCGGCCCACCGTTCAGTAAGGGTAAACACCTAGAAAATAAATCTGTACAAACTCAAACTTTGTGTTACAGTTGAGTTGTTGGTTAATTCCGGCCAACACACACACACACAGGAGAACAGCATGGCAAACGAAATTGAAACTGTAATCAAGACCGAAGACGGCACCAAGGTGTCCGTGTCCCAATGGGACGACGGTGGAGCGTGGCTCCACCTAGCCATGAGGCATGGCACAAGCCACGTGGTCCTCACCCGCGAGGAAGCCCAGAAGCTGCTGGCGGGCCTGCAGGCCGTGCTGGCCGAGGAGGTGGCAGCATGAAGGCAAGAGAACGCAAAGAACTGGTGAGGTGGCTTGCTTGGGCGTTCGAGGAGTTGGCTCTTGGGCGGGTATGGGAAGACCTGACGCCTCGGTCGCAAGACAACTACTTCAACACAGAGTTGGTAAGGGTAAACACCTAGAAAATAAATTCAAAACAAGGGTTTCACAACGAAATCCTTGTTATACTTCAGTCACACCAACACACACTGGAGCTAAAAATGACCAACACAACAAACCAAATTCGCGGCAACTGCCAATGCTGCGGTCGCCAGCAAGCTGTCATCGGCGGCGTAATGTCCAAGCATGGCTACACCGTCGAGCAGGGCTGGTTCAACGGCGTTTGCTCTGGCCGCAACCACGCTCCCATCCAAGTCAGCCGCGCTGTGACGGACAAAATCATTGCCGACATTAGCGCAGAAATTCCTGAGTTGATTGCCAAGGCCGACAAGGTCAAGGCAGGTGAAATTACCCCCAAGACGGTGAAGCCCTTCAGGAAAGAGGAAATCCCTTTCGAGCAGGGAAACCTCCGCGAACAGGACGCCGCTAGAACAAGCCTCGAGTGGGCCTACCGCAACCGCGCACGGGCCGGCAAAGACTTTGCCGAGTCGATGGCTAAAGTTGCGGACAAGTACCACGGCCAACCGCTGGTCAAGGTTGCCAAGTAAGCCAAACCCGTTAAACTACCCCCCAACGCGCTGAGAGATGCGCTTGGAGGGTTTTTTATGGCGACGAGCAAAACAGGCAAGAAGATGGGACGCCCACCGGGCGACACTCTGTATCCGAACAAGGAAAAGATTAAGAGTCAGATCGTGAGTTGGGTCAGCGAAGGCAACACACTGGCGGATTTTTGTCGCAAGGAAGGCTCGCCGAGTTACCCTACGATATACCGATGGCTTGACGAAGATGAAGACTTCGCGAGACAGTTCGCGCACGCGCGTAGCATAGGCTACGACGCTATCGCCGAGGAATGCGCAACACTTGCAGACACCGAGCCGCTGGCCGTATTCGACGAGGCCGGCAACAAACGATTCGACCCGGGCAGTATCCAGTGGCGCAAGATGCAGATCGAAACCCGGCTCAAGCTGCTGGCAAAGTGGAGCCCCAAGAAGTACGGCGAGCGCACGGTGGTGGCCGGCGACGAGGACGCACCGCTGGCCGTCGAGGTCAGCTTCGGCGTGTTCGACGAGCTGCTCAAGAACATGGCCCTGACCCGCCAGACCAGTGAGTAACGCAGCCGCGCTGCTGCAGGACCCCAAGGTCCGCGAGCAGTACGCACGACTCAAGCCCGAGCAGCGTGCAGCCTTCGAGTGGCGGGCCCGGTGGCTCATGGCGGCCCACAAGCACCAGATCGAGCCCACGGGCGACTGGTGGTCCGTCTGGCTCATGTGCGCAGGTCGTGGCGCCGGCAAGACCCGTGCAGCCGCCGAGAACCTCGGCTGGTGGGCGTGGGAGCAGCCGGGTACCCGCTGGCTCGTCTCAGCCCCCACCAGCGCCGACCTGCGGGGCACGTGCTTCGAGGGCGACTCCGGCCTGATCAGCGTTATCCCACCGTCGCTGGTGACGGACTACAACAAGAGCCTGCACGAACTCACACTGACCAACGGGTCATTAATCAAGGGCATCCCCGCGTCGGAGCCCGATCGCTTCCGGGGCCCGCAGTTCCACGGGGGCTGGCTGGACGAGCTGGCCGCGTGGGACTACTTGCAGGAGAGCTGGGACATGATCCAGTTTGGCATCCGGCTGGGCAAGAAGACCAAGCTGATCGCCTCCACCACACCAAAGCCCAAGCCGGTGGTGATGGACCTGATCTCCCGCGAGGGCGAGGACGTGGTGGTCAGCAGGGCCAGCACCTACAGCAACATCAAGAACCTTGCACCGTCGTTCCAGAAGCAGATACTGCAGTACGAGGGCACCAAGCTGGGCCGCCAAGAGATTCACGCGGAGATCATTGACCCGGAGGAGGGCGGCATCGTCAAGCGGGACTGGTGGAAGCTGTGGCCGGCGGGCAAGCCGCTCCCGAAGTTCGAGTTCGTGCTGCAGTCGCTGGACTGCGCGACAAGCGAGAAGACGATCAACGACCCCACGGCGCACATCACGCTGGGCGTGTTCAAGCCCGAGGACGGGGGCATGTGCGCGCTGGTCATCGACTGCTGGCAGGAGCACCTGCAGTACCCGGACCTGCGGCCCAAGGTCCTCGACGAGTACGAGGTCGTCTACGGCGAGGGGAAGAACAAGAAGCGCGTCGACCTGCTGCTGGTGGAGGACAAGAGCGCGGGCATCAGTCTTATACAAGACCTGCGCAGGGCCGGCGTGCCCGTGATCCCGTACAACCCGGGCAAGGCGGACAAGGTCCAGCGGCTGTCGATCGTGGCCAACATCATCAAGGCGGGCCGGGTCTGGATACCCGAGTCCAGCAACCGCAAGGGCTACGTGCGGGACTGGGCGGAGGGCATGATCAGCCAGATATGCAGCTTCCCCGAGGGCGCCGAGCACGACGACTTCGTTGACGCCATGAGCCAAGCCCTGCGATACTTGCGTGACGCCGGGTGGCTGACCATCGACTTCCCCAAGGAATGGGTGGACGAGGACGACTACGCCGACGCCAACCCGCGCAAGGCCGAGAACCCCTACGCGTTATAAAATGCAGGAAACCCCACAGGACCGAGCCATGGCTAAACCCAAGTACCCGCAGTCCGAAGCCCTCGAACTGGCTCGGCTCAACGCCATCCGCATGCTGGGCCTGCACGAGCGCAACACCCCGGAAGACCGGGCGCGAGCCATGGGGTATAAAACACAGGCATACCACGCAAGCGATGCGGATATACACGCCTTTGATAACTCAAAGCTGGGTACAAACACAAGTCACAATACCGGCAGTGATCCAGAAGCGGTTAAGTCCGCTATGCAAGGGCATTGGTTTTCTGACAGGGATTTAACCAATAAAGACCCTCGTGGGTATATGTTTGGCGATGTGTCGTATCCAGTAATATTAGGCAAGCACAAGGCTATCAAAGATAAAGAATTTGGCTCCAAATCTTATATTGTCAAAGACCCATCTCAAGTGCGTTCGCGCTTTGCCGCATTTGACCCCGCCCGAGCCCACGAGGCCGGACTCAGCTACGCCCAAGGAGGCGCCGTGGAACCGTACCGCGACCCTAAGACCACCAAGATCGAGGACTGGCAGTGGCGCCCGCTCGAGGGCGTGCAAGCCAAGCTGGGCCTGCGGGACGTGCCCGACTACATCCAGAAGGGCTTCGGCGGGT